TTATATTTTTGCCATTGGTAACTTTTCTTTTGTGATCGGATCTGTAGGCCATACACCATCACCGTGTGCAAAATATTCAGGATACTTCATACGTTCGATTTCAGACGGGAAGTATGTACCGTCCTCGTGGAAAATGTGCGGCTTGAGATCCCACCCTAAGTGGACGCCAACGATTTTATTGGGATCTTTGTAACTTTCCTTTTTGGATAGCCTTCTCATGACATCACCTGTCCATATTATAACATAAATACAAAGGGCCCGAAGGCCCTACGGTACGTAGTATCCCTTGTCGATTGCGATCTGCAGGATATCCATCAGCTTTGCTTGAGCTGCAGCATAGTTCGGATCGCTCGGGTTCAGGCCCTTGTTGAATAGGTCCGTCATGCGTGCCTTGAATCCAAAGATCCGCTGCTGCACATCGTTTGGCGTGTCAATGAGGGACAAGTCAAGCTCGATCTGTGCGAGATCCTTCCGGACCCTGTTCATGTCGTAGCCGGGGCAAGACGTCGCAGATAGTTCCTTGTGGCCAGACAACTTCCGGTAGTTCTTCAGGTGCGACCGGGCATAGAAGAATGCAGCGTACAGCGCATCCCGGTCCTGATCGGTCAGAGAGTCCACGTTGACGTAATCGCCTTCTACAGCGATATGGAGCGTATATCCGTTATTGCTGGCGACACCGTAGGTGAACGCCTCGAAGTTGTTGACGATGTACATCTTTCCGCTGCGGATATAGATGTGGTACGGCATCCCCGGTTCTCCGGAACTCAGGTTCTTCGTTGACTTGATATGGCTTTGAGCGATTCGTACCGCCATCTGCTCGTCCGTATACATGGCGCTGGAAGCCTTGGATATGGCGGTGTGGTGAAATACGATCGTCGTGATATCCTCGATCCGGCGCGGCCCCTTCAGCGACTCCCACGTGTATTTAGGATGATGTGGCAAAATGGGGCGCAGATCGATGATCGGAACCTGAGCAAGCTTATTGCTCGGATTCAATGGGGAAATTAGGCTCGTTGGCTGCATTGGCGGACCCTCCTTGTGGCTTCTTGGCGAGGTCTACAGCGGATTCGCCTACGATATAGGTAGCGATGATGCCGGCGAATGCAAGGACCGTCTGCGAGTCAATGCCGAGGTCTAGGCCGTCGTTCAGAATGATGAGGGCAGCGGATACCACCGCGAGAAGAAACTTACGCGAGAGAAATTTTCTTTTCATGATCATTCTCCTCTTAGATTGGAATGTCGCCGTTTGGCGTGTGGATGACTCTGCACCATGGACAATAGCAGTCAAGGTGTTCGGATGCTGGACCGTATTTAAGCCTCCAGATTGTACGGCGGCACGGAGTTCGTTGACCGCGTATAGGACCGCTGTGTTCGTTGTGTGCGACCGTCTGAACCGCTTGGGTATCAGTAGGTTCTGAATGAACTTGACCCGTATAAGGGCCGCTGCGACCACCAGAATCGATGTAAGCTTGATCCCATCCCGGGCTAAGTTGCTCACCGCTGTAGCTATGAAGTCTATCCATGTCATTCAGTCTGCGGCACTTCCATGGGGATGACCAAGCTGCGCGCAAACCGCTCGCCGAAGGAGTCAACGTAGAGCTGGAACAACGGGTCTTCGTCGGCCACTTTGCCGGTCAGGATGAATATGCCTACCTCCATTTTGATGGAGCTTTCTACGCCCTTCATGGTCTACACCCCCTGTAAAATGACAAAGACCCCCATGTGGAGGTCTCGTTTGATTGCATTACTTGTTGCGAAACTTCTTGATGTTCTTTTTACGTCGCTTGTGTTTCTGGTTCTCTTTCTTCACCATGTCCTGAACGTTTGCGTCCTTTAGGTACTTTCTTGTTTCTGGCTTCTGCTCCTTTTCTCCAGACTCAACGCCGTACAACGTAATGATTAGTCTTGATGTCTCGTCATCCTGATAGACAACCTCTAACTTCGTTCCGGGCAATACAATCTTGTGGACGCCCGTTAACAGTGGGATGGTTTGGAGGCGAGCCTTTACCCATTCCTCACTTACCCTTCGTTCTCGGCATCGCTGTCTTGCGTGATGTGAAAGTCTAATAAACATTCGGAGCATCCCTTATCCTCATCAAATCACCTCAATTAATCTCTTAGTTCTGATTTCTTCGACTTTCATCTCTAGGAACATTACAAATTCTTCAACAGAAGGACGGTCATCACCTGTGAAGACCATTAAAGTTTTTTCTGCTAGTTCGAGGACGTGTTGACGATTGGTTAGTTCCAATTCTATTTTCATGTGCCCTCCAAATTGAAGGGCTCGCCCACTTTAAATGTATGTAATTGTCGGTTATAATGTGGGTATGTGGGCGATAGCCCTGAGTGTGAGCCTCTTCCAAACCGGCCAAGGTTATCGGGAAGAGGTTCCTTCTTTTTTCTTAGGAAACCATCCTTGGATGAAAGTCATTGCCTCTTCAAAATCCTTACGTGGAATTTTCGAGTAAGACGGTACATTGAAGAAAGTATTAAGTGCCGTGAACAAACCTCTGAAGTGAGCATCGATGTTCTCCGATTTGAGTTGACCAATCCTCGTCCTGACCGCGAGTTGAATATCCGCCTTCTGATGATCCGTTAGCCACACTTCGTTATCAACGACCAATTCCAAGTGCCGCATAGATTGGCGAAGCTCGACGTTCTCATCTTCTAGTTCCTTTTGCTTTGCCTCAAGAGCGTTCTGGCGTTGTTCGGTGATGATCATGAATTGAAGTTGTGGGCTAAGAGCCGTTAAATCCGTTTTCTGATCTTCAACCTTCTTGAAGTAACCGTCGACTAAATCTGTGTACGCACTCCAAGCTTGATCCGTATTTAACGACTTTGCGTGAAGAAACACTCCTTTTTCAGTCCAAAGGTAGATTACCGGAGAATGTTTCAACTTACCCTGAATTTCAAAGGAAGTTTTGAACTCTTTGAGTTCATCACCCTTGAGAGCAATATAGTGCTTCCCTTCCACAAAATGCTTTTTGTTGTAATTGAAATTGTTGTGAATCAATTGAACTGTTGCTCCGAATGCCTCGGCTACTTGTTCAGTGGTAAGTACGCGCTGATTATTCCTCTCAATAATCCTCATTGCTTAACCTCCTTGTTAAGAATCATAAGAATAAATGCATTCTTCGATACGCCCATAGCCTGAGACAATTCCGATAACTTTTCATCAAGACTGCTTGTAATCCTAAGCGTCAATTGACTCCTGTTTGAATTCACTTTGTATTCACCTCCTGAACATATATTAATTTGAATTCACTTTGTTGTCAATATGATTCTTTGTTATGTTGAATTGATTTGGATAAACTAATAGTGAAGTCAATATTATTCTCAGAGGTGTTAAAGTGGCGACAGACAAACGTCAGTTTACATTGCGATTAAACGACGAGGTATTCGAGAAAATCAAACTAATTGCCAGTAAAAATAAGCGTTCATTAACAATGCATATAGAGTATGTCATTGAGCAGCATATCGCTGAGTATGAAAAAGAGAATGGAACAATACAAGAAGGCCCCCAATAGGAGGCCCAACATAAGGATGGTTGTTCAATATGGATAACAACAATAATCCTGATGAAGAAGAATCAATATACGAGTTTAAAAGCGGCTGGAGTTACATTGTAGAAAAACACTTAGCTACAATAATCATTATCGCAGTTGTCCTTGGAATTGCCGGATGGATCTATTTGTCTGATAAATATTCTGGTGATCCTCCTGAATGTACATATACTGATCGAGGTTGCCAAGGAGATAACAATAGATGGGGACAGTAGATCACTGTCCCTTTTTAATTTGCGCGATCGTCCTAGGCTTTGCACCTTCCTGTTGCTCGATATATAAAATGAAGTCCTGAAGCTTCTTCAACTGGTCCAACTTAGCGTAATGATCGTACTTTTCCGCATCAAACGGTTTAGCCAGAGAGCTAATACCGAATGATGGTGTACGGAATTTGTTGTCCTGATCCACGCTATTGTCGGTCTGCAGATAATCGGAAAGTCCTCTCCCGATCTGGCCGGTTAACTGCTCGAGTCCATAGGCGGTCTTGATTGGGATTTGCGCCCCACCCAAATACTGCTTCGTCTGTCCCTCGAACTTCTCGATTGGTTTGCCCTTGAAGAAGTTGAAGTTCGTCGCCAGCTCCATTGGTGTCTTGATAAGCGGAGTGAGGGAATCAGCGCCCAGCTTTAACGGATCAGAGAGCTTCGTCAGATCGCTCAAAGGCAGATTCAGCCCGAGCATTCTACCCTTTCCTTCCGATCCATAGAGAGGCATGGCGAACGATTCCTTCATGTAGTCAGGAATGTTCTCGTCGGTCAGCCCAACGTTCTCCTGAGCATTCAGCCGCAGCCTATTGATGTTCTGGAATTTACGCGGGTCCTGTACGAACTGTTGGAGCTGAAACGGAATGTTCTTCCTGGACCACGTGTAGAACGGGATGATTCGTCTGGCCTTTTGCTCGAACGGAGTCAGGTCGGAATAATCGAATTGAACCTCCCTAACCTTGGCTGCTGACTGTTCAGGCGTCATTCCTTTTTCTCTAGCCCATTTGTAGAGGGCGAAACGATTGGCCTGGTCCGCGAGTTCTCCGACCTCTCGTGAAGTATTGAACGCATTCAGGGGATTCGTACGCTGAAGGACCTTACCCTTTGTATCTTTTGAAAGGTTTTCAATCGACTTCTGAATACCCTTCTCAGGCTCGCGCAGGCTCCCGAATTCGACTTGAGTCATCCCACTCGATCCCAGACCTTGCGACCGGAACTCCTTGTACATCGCGCTTTCCTTGCCTCTAAGGGCCTTAGCAACTTCCTTCGCTCCTTGAAAGGTGTACTTTCCTAACTGAGCGGTGTTCATCCCAGCAAGATAGTTGTTCCACATTGCACCGGCGACGTTGCGAATATGGAACCCCGGAGAGAACAAGGCCATCTTCTTCCACATACCTGTAAGGCCATCGAACGCCTTCATGAACGCCTTTGTGCCCTCGTCGCTATTCATGCGCTGATATCGATCAAGCAGCATCTTCACTTGAGGGGTAACGACGTATTGGCCCCCAACCTTATCGGCCAAATTCAGACCGTCCAGCGTATCGCCGGATTCCTTCAGGAATTTGTAGTTGTTTGAGTCGATGACCACATTCTTGCCGACGTCCATACCCTTCTGGAACGGCTGCGCAAAATCTGGATTGCTAAGTACCTTGCGCCTGAAGTCTACTGCATGGATGTAATCCAGCAACCGTTGATGGCCCACACCTGTTGCAAAGTATGCGTTTGGGTTAAAGAATTCCCTGCCCATCTGTTGGTTTATATCTTCGGCAGACCCTTCAAGCTTCCTTTTCTCAAGTATTTTCTTGTTCGGGTTTCCTTTTCCAAATGAACCTACATCGATCTTGAACGGCTTACCTAGTTGCCTGCGTTTTTTCTCTTCCTGGGTGAGGATATGGGTCATGTAGCCAGAGAGTTCGGGGATGTCGATTCCCTTCTCTGCAGCAAAATTTCTGATATCCGCATTGCTCTTCATCAAATCATCTGCAGCTTGAAGTATCTGCGGATCGTTCGATAGTTCCCTATATGGGCGCGGACCGTTGACCTGCAGATCCTTCTCCATGATCCGTCCTACATCAACGCCGGTATCAATTCCCCCTGCCGCCTTTGCGGTGTTCGCCAAGTCGCTCATGGCATTTTCTTTCATGAACCGCCTGCTATTTTCGGTATCCAACTCGGCATTCTTGAGGAAGTCGCTCTTGCCGCCCGTTAAGGTTACATCCTTCTTATAGTCCGGCTTGAACATATATCCCAAGCCATCCTTTATGTTTTCTGCTGCTGGCCGTAGGTTGTTCTCGCTGAACCTAGCAAAGCTTGGAATTGTCTCTTCTGCCGCTTTGTACGCGCCTCCTACGGCTTTCCCTGCGAGACCAGCTCCTTTCCCTACCCCTTTGGCTATTACGCCACCAGGAACGTATGTGAGAGGATCTAGAGCGATCTCAAGGCCAGTGCCAAGAACAGTCTTCGCGACTTTGTTATGAATTCCAGCTTTGTCCACTAAGTCGGACCCACGCACCTTGTCTTCGCCGCTGAATCCCCTTGCAAATGCGTTGCCCGCGTTCATGGTGTTATTCTTGTCTAATACGTTTAGAACTCCCTGAGCTGGGCGCCCAAGGAGGTCTAAAGCATCGAAGAACCAGTTTTGACCTTGCGGTAGATTCGTTGCCTTTTCAAACCAGTTACGCCTATCTGCCGATTTCAGACTATACCCCGAATCTTTTATCCGGGTTTCGGCGTTCTGAATCTGTCTGTCTAAAGGGTCCTCTTGCGCAGTTTGTTGGTTGAACCGCGTGAAGCTACTCTGGCCATTGAATCTGCTGAATGACACGAGAATCAACCCCCTAACCTAGGACCATATTTATCCTTCCAGACTTCATAGGACGTTCCTGCTGAATAGCCTTGTGGAGACGTCATCCATTGAACCCAATCGTATTTAGCGCGTCCTGCAGATTTTCCGGTCGGATCAGTTTCCCAGTCTTTCAGTAGCTCTGTTGCCGACTTTCCTACTGTTGTCTTTGCGGGTTGCTGCGGTTTCGGCGTGGATTGACCAGAACCGCCTTCTAGATACTGCTGGACAAATGCCCGCATATTAGCCGCATCTTCCTTCGTGGTAAATCCCATTCGTTCCCTACCGTTAATCTCGCTTAATGCCTGATCGGCGGAAAGTTTCCCCGAGGTGAGTCCCGAATACAATCCGCTCAATTCTTCACTCATTCCATTATTACTGCCGCTTCCGAATGACGTCCCTTGCGTAATCCCGAATTTCTCTAGCCCTGCCGGCGCCTTTCCAGAAGCCTTCCAAACGTCCATGAGTTGGTTGAAGTTGGCCGTAGAGGCAGCTCGGGCATTGTCATTAGTGACGTTCATTCGCGATGTCTGAGCGTTCATTTGGCTGATCGCCAGTTGCGCTGCATCATTGCTGATTTGATGAGCGAGCTGAGCTTTTTGCAGAGCATATGCAAGATCATGTTCACGCACGTTTTCATCAAAGGTTTGTTGATACTGCTTGTCCTTGATAGCGTCGCGTGCCTGCTGATATGCATAGTTCTGATTGTATTGTCTAACGTTCTCGTCCATCTCTTGACCGCCCAACGTTCTCATGCCCTGACCAACGTTTTGACTTGCTTGAGATGCAGTCACGTTCGATCCAAACTGAGTCGGATTATAGCCCAAGGATGCGAGCTGATTACGAAGCACGTCCGCCTGCTGGCTGAGTCCTGTGCGCTGATCTGCAGTAATCCCCTTTGCCTCGGCTTGAGTCTTCAGGTTCAGCAGTTGATTGATGATCTCGTTGGCACCCTGTGGCACGTAGTTCCCAGTCAGTTGGCCCTGAGCAATGGAATTGTTAAATCCTTGTTGCACCAGGTTGTCCGCCCTGGACTGCTGATTCAGCAACGGATCAAGCGCCGCCAGCGTATTCTGGAACTGCTGCTGTTGTCGCGCCTGATTTGCCGCTATGAGCTGCGGAACCACCTGAAGCTGCATATACTCATTCGCTGTGTTCTGCGCGGTCTGAGCGGCATCTCCGAGCGCCGTAGAACGACCGAATCCTGCGGACCCCATTGTCTCCTGCGCCGCTCTTATGCTTTGATCCGCTGCCCGTTGCTGCTGGGCTTGTTGAGCTGCATACTCTGGGCTAGAGTACGGGTCATAGGACTGATTACCGCTCGCCATCACCTGTATAGCCTTGATAACATCTGCGATCTGATTATTGTATGGGTTCTGAGCCCCTGCATTGCTGTAAGGATTGTACGCGGCATAGGGATTCGCTGTTGGCTGTACGCTTGCCGTGTACCCTGTGTTGGCAGTAGATGACGGTGCAGGATTGTTCAGAGTCGATTGATACGCGTCCCACGCCTTGTTGAAGTTGTTGCTGCTTGTGTACGCAGAACCCTGATATACCTTATCGGGGTTGATGAACGTTTGCCCTTTTACCGTCACGCCCTTGGATGGGTCATAACCGATGTCGCCGGCAGAAACGCCCTTGCCTATCAACGCATTACGAACGCCTAAGCTGTATGCATCTCCAGAAGTGGGACTTGAAATAGCCACAGGCTCAACTCCTTTCGTGGAATAGAAAAAGAGCCTACCTATGGTAGACTCTGGCAGACAAACTCTGCTAAAATGTGCTTTGGTTTGCAAAACATGAGGAAAGGAGGAGGCATATATGCCCATCTACTGCGTAACATATGATCTTAAAGCACCGGGAAGGGATTATAAAGACTTATACCGCGTGCTCCAAAGCTACGGTTCATATGCCCGACCAACAGAATCACAATGGTTATTGAACACGAGTGAGTCTATAACCACTGTCCGAGACAAGATTCGCAATGTCTTGGATGGTAACGACGTACTGCTTGTGATTACTGCAGGAAAAGGCGCAGCTGGGTACAATGTTCCAGCTAATGTGTGGAATTGGATCGAAGGCCAATTCTAATGTACGGTTTGCATGTTACCAGTTCTTCTGCTTTCCAAATACTTCTCTGCTTCTTCTCTTTCAGAACTGCTCATCTCGGGCAGTTCTATATTTTTGCTCACAAGAGGTGTGTTGCAAAAACGGCATTTACCATCCATGTTGGAGTCAAAGCGTGCGGTTTCGCAATGTCGACAAAACGTGGTTGTTACGTTAATCATAGTTTAATCCTCCTCAAATTAAAAGCCACCCAGAAGGTGGCTAAAAATGGTATAATTGAGCTAAGTACATAGGGGCCGTAAGGGCGGTTGGCACTCCCTCCGAGAGGAGGTGATGCCGGTGAGCGTTTTCGAAGCGATAAGTCTGATGTTCCTTTTTGGAATGTTCGTTCTCGCTTTACTCACTTACTTAAAGAAAAAGTAGACCGCCCCTACCCAAGGTAATCGGTCTACTTTTCTGCCCGTCGCCTTGTCACGGCCAACCGCGTTAGCGTAACCTGTGTACTGACGGAACCGTAGATGTTCACGCATCTGCGGTTTCTTTAGTTTAATCTTATCATACCCATTTTAGACATTCAATCAGTTCTGCTTAGCCAGTTGCGCTTCCAGATCGGCTTTTTGCTTTTGGAGGTCGGCTAATTGAGAGTTGTAGTCTTCTAACTGCTGATCTAGTTGCTTTTGTCCTTCTGGCGAACTCTTGCCACTCTCAACGATCGGTTTGAAAGTGCTTAGGAACTTGTTAAGGCTCCAAATTTTCCCATTAACACCTTGCAATTTTTCCGTCAGAATTTCCTTTTCGGACTTTATATCAGGGGTTGGCGTTGGGTCAGGTCCTAATGTAATGTCAGTAGGAGCAGGTGTTGGTGTGGGCTGTGACTCGTCAGAAGTCAAATTGATCGTTCCTCCGTTCGTGTCCACGCCGAGATTGAGGCTATTTGCCATCGATCTCACGGGGAGGTAGCTTGTCCCATCGATAATTGCAGCTTGCCCGATTGTCTTGCCGTTGAGTTTAACGTCCTTCTTCCCGTTTACTTTTGAACCGATTAAGGTAGCAGCTCCCGCCTGAGCGGAGAACATAACAACTGCACCTGCGACAAAGGCGATGACAACTTTCTTCATGATTCTACCCCGTTTCCTATATTTGGGGTAATTATACCATCTATTTCTGTGCGTGAGTATGGTTTGGGGCTGCGAAATATGTTACCGACCCGCCACCTGATGTAAGCAGTACTGTGCCATCGGGGATCCCATGGTTGTGCCCCCCAGACGGACCTGTTGATATTCCTTTAGTCGCCATATCATCAGCAAGCGTCTTTCCTGTGGCAACATTTTGCAAGTACGACCAATCTTGAATCGTTACAGGTGGTCCAAGTGTAATCAGATTAATACCATTTGGGCCTTGTAATTGCAGATTCCCCGATCCAAAAAGTTCAATTCCGTTTGTAATAGAATGAAGTACGCCTACAGGATTACCTCCGCTATATAGGACATATCCTGGAGCGCCAGCAAATTGAGGATCAACCGATACAAAGTTGCTTGCATCTTTATATGCCCCGAATAGGGTCCCGTTTGGGTTCATTACGACCTTAGGATAGCCCGTTGAACTTTGAATCGTCGCGCTCGTCATCGTAACTTGGCCGTTGATATTCACCTGGAAGGTGTTCTTGCTGCCATCGTTGATCGTCATGCCGTTGCCGTCGATAAGGATATAGGCGCCCGCATTGAGATCGGATTTAACCGTAACCTTCCCGGCGTTCACTGTACCGGAATTGATGACGTCAGCGTTCAGTTCGACGATGTTCAGAGTGTCCAGATTGAGAAGTAGGTTCCTGAGTTGATTCACAAGCTGATTGACTTTATTGACAACATCGTCGAATTCGGGGAATGGCGGCAATCCTGCAAATGTAGGTACTGGCATGGTTTATCCTCCTAATATTGGACAGGTTGAATTCTCGCGTACCTTTGCACTTCCTGAATCGTCGCCGGTCCGGTACCGCTAATCCGGTATGAATAGAAGTTGCAAAGAGGTACAGTATCAAGCGGCACGATCAGGTTCTTATTCTGGGTTGCGGCGCTCACTGCAGTCGGATCGTAGCTGATCGGATACCATGTCGTTCCGATATCGTCGGGCGCAATGTCTACGCCGAGCGTTGTGCCTGACGGGAAATATCCCTGCAGATGCATCTCCCACAATTCTTTGTGCGCCTCTTTTACGCCGTCATCGAACGGCCTGGACTGTACGCGCCACGGAATGGGAGCGCCATTGTCTGTATCACCATCGTTCATCTTGAACGTTCGCCCGCTAGAATCTCCGGCGTAATTTACCCCATTGAGGCTTGCACCATAGCACAGTCCGTTCAACGTATTGCTGTACGGATACCATTGCTTGAACACATAGTCGTATACCAAGCAGGTGTCCGGGTACGTATTTGATCCGGTAGGGATGCACAGATAGTAGCGACGGTTCGTCCCGAATGCGAAGGAAGTCGCAATGGCGTTGCGGTTGATATTATTCAGATATCTGCGAATTGGTTGTCCGATCTGCTTCGCAGCGTCCCCGCCGCCAATGTACACATCGTCCATCCCAAGCCAGAACAGGAACGGACCAACCTCTACGAGCGTCTTGAAGCTGACGCATCCGATGTTATCGGATTGAGGTTGGAGGCGATATGCCAAACGTGAATCGCCGGTATGGTACAGGATCGCAAAGGAATCTTTCTTGAACACCCACACGCCCACGCCAAATGCGCGAAGAGCAGTAATCCCCCCACCGTTTGCCGTGTAGTACTGTACTGCTCCGGCATTGTTGGTAGCAGTCCAGTTCGTTGCATCCTGGAAGGCACAGTAGTACAACGTGTCCGAACTACCGTCTACCCCAGCCGTGTACACCCGCAAGTTATCTGCCGTTACGTACTTACCCTTTGGCATTTGCGAGAGATTCGTCATAGTTACCCCGTTCCAATACGATGGGGTGTTGTTCCCATCTGTCAGGATCAGGGCCGGTCCTCTAATATCGAAGTTTGTGGCGTCCGTGTCAGTCGCTATGGAGGTAGTGGCGATGTCGACCCAGGTAGATCCTGCATTAAATTGCAGGATAAGTCCTACTTTACGAACCAAGTGAGTGGTATTAAAGTTTGTAAGGAGCATTGTCCTTCCATTTACACTTGTTCCGATTTCCGTCCTACCTTTCCGCACCTTTAACGCCGGATAGTCATCCATGTCCCACCCATAACCATCAACGAGGGAATTGTCATCGATAAAAAAAGGGCTCTCGCCCGTATCGATACCCTTTGTGAAGTTGTTGGCGCTACGCTTATCCGCATTTCTTGGCCACGATTGCCACAGCGCCATTATGCATCCCTCCATCCCCGCTGATAAAACTGGGTTGTCCATTGTGGACGGTAATTACCATCAACAGGCTGTGTCCATTCCGGTTCTGCTAGCTTTCGTTGCCATAAGATATCATCAAGCTTTTCTTTGTACGTGGCGTAGTAGTTGTTTTGCATGATGACGTCTTTTCTGGCTTCGGCAATACGGACCAGGACTCCGAGCTTAAGCAACTCATGGAATTTCGTTGGAAGGTCAGGCATGCTGCTCAAGTTGTCTGACGTGATCTCTGTCGGGTCACTATCCAGGTAAATGTAGACCTGTCTATCTGAAGGCATCTTGTCCGGTACATATAAAAACATCGCGTTCGATGTGATCGTATACCAGGGGGAGTGCGGTGCAAATTGGCGGTCATCATTGCGAACAAAAGGGACCTCAACGAAAGAGATCCCGTTCGTGCTATCGTTCATCTGGAATGTGACGGTTTTGATTTTTGTTACGTCGAATTGTGAAGGGAAAGGGTAAAAGTTCTGATCAGCAACTGTTTGAAACGTATACGGAGGCGAGTCGAGTTCCAATACATCAAACAATTCTCGTTGCTCCTCATTCATCCATACAAGTTTCTGATCTGTAGTAAAGCTATTACGATATCTCAAGTTAATATCATCAACTATTTGTTGTGAAGTTGTCATTTTTCACCACCATATTATGGCTGTCTTAAAAATCGATACAATTCTGAATCGAATGTCGGCGCGCCTGTATTCGAAATGAATATCATATCGCTACCGCTGACGTTGAAGTAGGCGAACTTCCCATCTTCCAGATCAATCAATGTACCTGCATCAATGGCTTTATCTGAGAGCCCTAAATATGCGTACGATGATAGATTCCTTAGCGCAATTCCTCGGCTTTTTCGATATGCACCATTAAGAATTTTAAAGTAGATGGTTTTACCTGTTCGCGTCGTTGTAGTCCAACCCGTACCAGGAACGGCCCAATCCGCAGCCGGAATCCGGTTCGGCAAATATAGACCCTTCTCCTCCAGCCTTGCCAGTTCTTGAATGACGCCTTTAAATGCAACGTAGTAGAAGAGATAATGCCCGGCGCCCGTGGGATGATTAATCCCGTTTCCATCGTTGATCGTGCTGTTGTAATCGCCTATCAGTTCGGACTCGCTAAAGATAGGCGTAGTCCTGAATGGACGCTTAGCGCCGAGTGGATCATCGTATCCGATTTGCAGATTCGAATATGTTGGTACTGTTCCATCTCCACCAAGTCCGACGGTTCCATCATGGAGAACATAGATACCGGTCACATCGATAACCTTTACACCATTGACGTAGACTTTGTGATTAGAACCATACGACTCAATTCGAATTGTGGTAGCGACATTAAGTGGGATTGTAAGATTGTTCGCTTGGGCAAGAGATGTCGTATTTGCAAACAGTTGCACATTTCCTGTTGTTCCAGTTCCGCCTCTGACTAGGAGTGTCATGGTTCCGAGGGTGCTATTCCGAAAGTTAACCCATGCTTCACCCGAATAGCTCGCCACAGAAGGTATCACGTCAAATTGAATAAACCCGTTATAGAAATTCCTATTGCGGTAAACAAACTTTCCCACTACTCCAGGTTTCGGAGTCAATATTGCGCCAGATAAAATGAATGAGTTAGTATCACCTATCCACCCACTTGGAAAATTCACAAATCCTACTTCGGTGATGTTGGATCGAGCAACGTCATCGATACCGTTTCTCAAAATATTGTAGATACGATTCGCATCTGCAACCGGATATCCGTTGAGCTGACCGTATTCCCGTGTTGCTCGTGCAACCGAGAATACTACGTCTTGGCGTTCCGGTGTTAAGGCGGCGTTTTGGGTAGGCAAAAACACTGGAACAAGCACAATACTAGGTTGCTTTGTCCAAGTTTTTGAATACTGAACCAGTGAATCCAAGGAAGCGGAAAATATTTCATCCGCCTTTACCGTGTTCACGTATGCGTCATTCATTCCGAATGCAACGACGACCAAATCCGGTTGGAAATCTCGCACATTATCTCGCCATGATTTGCCCACAGTAGCCCACGGAGCATAAAATCCCTGAGTGGGATCAGGAGGTTCAGAGCTTAATGCTAGATACGTGCTACTTGCGGCCATCTGTACCGTACGGGACCCGAGAGAAAAGTTTTGAGAAGTTATCGATACCGACGGTAATACTTCTTTCAACCTATTTTCGAATCTCGCTGCATATTTGTTGTTCGGATCGTTAAGGTTGTATCCGTACGTAATGGAGTCTCCCCAGTACGCAATTTTTAATGTGCTCGTCTCGGTAATGGAACGTTTAGCTGCGAGCAATCCATTAAGAGGTACGATCTGCTGCGAGATAGCATCTGCTAGTAACGTTGATGCCTGAATTGTAGGGGTTGAAGCGCCTATCTGTTCAATTCTTTTGTTGAATCCACCTACGAATGTCGCGTTGTCACCAAAGAAAACAACTTTATCCGCATTGGTAAGGTCGGTCACACGGTACTGTCCATTTTTGCCATACGGTAAGAAGATAGCCTTACGACCTTCTGCTATTGCTTCGTTAACGAGTGTTTGCAGTGCGGCCGTATCATCGACAACGCCTCCCCCTTCAAGATCATTTTGAAGGACGTTGTACATTACTCCATTCCAAGTAACAAAGTTCGTCAGATAATCACCGATCTTGCTGCTTACAACCTCGTTCACTCTTCTCATCGAAGACACGTTATCACCGCCTATACAGTTTTCTTCCTCGGCCCTCGTCTTCCATCCATCTTGACGACCGGCTGCGGCTCAAACGCTTGCGCATTGCGTTCGAGTAGCTGACGGATCGCCCTAAGTTCCTCTAAAACCTCGTTGTCGTACCGTTCTTTTGGTGTGATACCTCCAAAATGATTCACGCTATCACCTCCGTATACAGGAAAAGGGGGCCGTAGCCCCCACAATCCTAGTTATCTGCCATGATTCCAGCCTCTTTAAGCGCGACGAGAAGCGCATTGAAAGACTTTGCTACGACCGTAGCATCAACGTCTCCGCGCGTGCTGATCGGCTTAATGTTGGCGATCTTCGCCCCGCCGGAAGCTCCCGGAACGACCTCTACGCCTTTCACAAAGAGGCGTTCGAAGTCAACCGGCCCTGACGTTGGAGCGTAGTCGGGAGTACCGTAAGTTCCTGCCATCGTTTCTCCTCCAATCAGATCCCCGTCGATCCGACAAGGTGACGCCAGTTCTCAGCACGCGGCTTGAACCGGGCGTAACCAAGCCACGATTGAGATCCGTTTTTGTTCGTGACCGGGTACTTGTCGAAGGTCGGACGGTTCCGCCAGATCATGTTCAGTTGATGCTGCGGGCCTTCGATGAACCAACGGACTTGCGTGTATGCATCCCAGAAGTCGGACACCACGAGTTCGAGGTTTGGAAGAACGTTCTTGTCGTTGTTCGTCGTTCCGGCCTGCAGAGCCGATTGAAGGACCGTAGCCGCCGTAAATTGCAGAGACTGAGGAACAACCAGTTTGTTCGGAATGGACGAAATCTTCTTGCCGTTCTCGTCCTTCTGCTTGCGGAACAGAATGATTGCTTGTTTGAGTGTGGAGTCGTTAAGCGCACCAGTCGTCAGGTTGTCCTGCGTTCCACCGTTCGTGCCGTAGTTCGGGTGGTTATCGTTGAACGTGGACACACCGTCATAGCCAGTGCCGAGTGCATTGGAGTACAACTCCTGCAGGTACTGCGCAGCGACGTCTTCGACGGTATTGCGTCCGCCATGTCCGGAATCCTTCGCCATGTTGACGACTTCATCGTACAGTTCGTCGTCGATTTGCTCCTTGGACATGACGACCTCGGACTTGAAGATGTCGAATTGCGTGAACACCAGCGGCCCGAGTTGGAATTGCTGCTCGGTCGGGTTCCCGTTTTCGTTCGATTTCTCCCAGGATCCCGTACCAGCGATGATTTGAGTCGTGCGGTTATTCGTCTTAGCGTCTACGTCTTTATAGACGCGGCTCCATTGCTCCGGCACTTCTTCCCAGCCCTCGAAAAAGGCGAGATCGATTCGGCGGGTATAGAGATTCTGAAACTGACCTGTATTCATTGGCATTGGTTAATCCCCCTTAAACTTTCTTCGCTACGGCGAACACGACGTCGGCCGTTTGCTGAGCATTGTTGTATCCGACGATCTGGCACATGCCACCTGTCGTGTTGTCCAGGTTGACCGTGGTTTTGTTCGCCAGATTGAACAGCGTACCGTAAAGATCGGCTTGCGCTATGCTCGTCTTCGTTGTGCCGCTGTACGCCACCCGGAACACATTGTCCTCTGCGGGAATGATATAGACGATATCTTGCGCGGTAGGACTTGCGCCGGTTGTGATAGCATTTTGTGCTACACCTACGACTGTCGTGGACGATGCAATAGCAGCAGAAGCAAGACCAGACGCTGCCGTGATTTGGATGATGTCACCCACATTGATTGTTTGGCTTGCTGCCACCGGGATGCCTACCGTAGTAGGTTGGTTGTAGCCGCCGTCAGAACGTACGAAACGAGCCATTCTTACTTCCTCCCTTTGTTCCATTTTCTGAATTCTTGCAGGTTGTTCGGTACTTCCCGCAGTTTGCGAACCTCAGATTCGCTCATGCCCTGTTGTCGTGCAAAGGCCACTTCTTCAGGCGATAACGGAGCCGGTCCATCCAGCGATGCCGGAGCGTCCTTGACGACCGTACGTTGGGTTTTCCCGCGTTTGGCGATCTCCCGTTGTTCTGCTTCGCGCTTCAACTGCTGAGCCAGCGACGACCCACCTACGGCCCAATACGCTTGCTGCACGCTCGCCGCAGGGTTAGCGCGGATAAACTCGCTGATCTGCGACTTCATCTGCTTCGCGCCTGGGTAGTCCGGATTCTCGGCTAAGTCATTCAATTGGACCTGAATGCGCAGATCGTGGAGTTCTTGCTGCTGCTGTTGCTGTTGAATCCTGATTTGCGTCTGCTGATCCACATACTGCCGCGTCTGCTCGTCATCCCAGCCGTACTGGTACTGGAGGCTCTGAGCCTCTTGGTTAACGCTCTGCTGCACGCTTTGCCGGAGATTGTTTTGTTCGATCGCCCGCAATGCTTCATCCGGACTTACGCCGAGCTTGTCAAAGAACTGCTTATACGGATTGATCTGCTGTTCCATCTCCGCACGGATCTTCGCTTCGGCTTCTTCCTGTGCTTTCTTGCGCTCACGTTGTACGCGCTTGTAGAAGGCGTTCTTCTGCTCCTTGGGGATCGGTTCGGGATCTTCATCCCCTTCGTCTACATCGTCCTCAGAAGCGCCTTCTAGCTCTTCGGGGGGCGTGTCATCATCAAGGCCTTCTGGTTCAACCTCGATTTCGACATGCTCCTCCGTGTTGGGAGCGGCATCCTCCCCGGTCTCTACTTGTTGGTAGAGATCAACGCCCGCAGCCATAGCGGATCTGTACTCTGCTAATCCCATTGCTTCCGACATTTCGATTCCCCCATATGTGGTCGCGGCATCCGACCGTTTCGCCCGTCTCTGCTTTCAGAGTGTCAGCACCGATTGTGCATATGGAAAGGGCACCCCCACGACTGGAGATGCCCGGTTTATTACGCTTTCGAGGAGTTACCAGAACCCGTTTGCTTGTAGTTGCTGCGCAGGCCCTGTGTTCGACCGCTTTCATAACCCTTGCCGGTTGTCGTCGATGTGTTGGAGCCGGATACGCCACCTGGGCCTTTGCTCATGCACCCTACATCTCGTGCCGCCTTCGTCGTTCCACCTGGACCGATCACCTTGCCGCTAGTAGACATTTGATCACCTCCCCTCATTGCCATCGTTTAGCGGTACATACCGCGCCGTAAATGTGTCTTCATCTTGTGGCCCCGGCTGTTCTCCTCCGTATGCCCGCATGTTGGGCACACATATCCTTTGTTGTGGACGAGTACAAGACGTTCGCAACGTCCGCAGACAGGCAAGTTAGCGGCAATCCGGTAGAAGTCTTGTCCATGGTCCACTTGGTTGTCGATGTAGCTTGCAATGAGGGGATCACCGCCCACCGCATGTGCAATCCACGCCGCCTCTTTCTGCGTCATGACCCTCGTTGTCATTGTGGAACACCTCCTATCATCGCTAGGATCTCAGGCGGAATTTGCTGGGCTGGTGGCTGTCCCATCCCCGGCGGTGGCGCTTGCGGAGGCATTGGACCCGGCATCCCTTGTGGCAATCCGACAGGTGGCATTCCTGGCTGCATTGGTGGCTGTTCAGGTGGCTGCGTACCTTCTGGCTGGTCTTCAAGATCGAGTCCGACCTGATCACGCAGGAACTTTCTAAGCTCCGTACGCGTGACAGCAGGGCCGTCAGGGAACGACACCTTCGTCATATCTAGCAGCGTTTGGAATACGAATGCTTTGTCATATGGCAATCCATTTCCGAGGCTAAGTTGGAAGTCGTATTCTGCTTCCCTCGTCATGACCTTTCCGGATTCATCTGTCAGTTGTTTAATCGGCTCTTCCCCTTCAACCTCACCGTGCATGGCATTCGGTACCAGGATCGGGATGCTCTTGAAATCTGCAGGATTAACGAATTTGAAGTCTGGCTTCTCGCCATCAATGCGAATCCACATTTCCTCGTCCCAGTTATCCATAATCTCGTCGAACAGAAGCCCCAGAACCTTGGACCACCCGTTTTTAAGCATCTCATTCTTGTGGATAACGCCCTTTTGTCCCGCCTGTTGTAGTGCATAGATTGCAGCCGCTGCCGTTACTTGTCCCGGCTTCTCTCCACGAGACACATCGTTGACGCCGCTGATTATGTCAGCCTCTTGGAATGCCTTATCGCGCCTGACAGGTACATCAGGGCTAATCGGAACGCCCGGCACGACTCTAAATGCGTTCACATCGCGCATAGGAATACGAAGCGCCGGCTTACTCGTCCATTTGCGGAAGTCGAATCCCTTGCCTGCCCCTTGCCCTACAACGATCTGTGGGTTACCCATTAACCTAGCGTTGATTCGGATCTGATCGTCTAGTTCATTGATCAGGTCTTGCGTGGGGATCAGATACTCGACATCTCCCATGCCCCAACTGGTTCCGCGCCGTGGGTAGCAGTTGATCTGCACGAATGGAAACAGATTACGACGCTGCAGCTTACCTTGATTCTTCCGACTGTCTTCCAACAGGATGTCATTGGCGACATGAAGACAATAAACTTCGCCTTCCTCATCGCGCAGATAGCACTCCAGCAGCAACGCCTTCATGGACGTCTCAACGTGTACCTCATCCGCACCATCGTCTGTAAACGTTGCATTTGGGTCATACGGGATCTGCACCTGACGCTGGACGTATTTCCCTAACTTCGGCCATTGCCTGCGATACCAGGACAGCGCACGCGGTGTAGCGTGAATAACGAATTCGCTCTCCTGCAATCGGTGAGCTGCAGTAATCTTCGGATCGGAAAAGAAGTTGGCCGGACTTACAATTTCATAGACCGGAAGTCCCTTACCACTCAGCGCTTTCTTGTCTGTCCACACTTTGATGATCGTGTCGCCCAACTCAAGCCGATCATGCTCAGACAGATTGATCTTCTCCTTGAAATCCCCCTTGTCAAGAACGAAGTCAACCATGTGCTGTGCCTGCTCTGAAAACATATCGTCTCCAGGCTCTGTGCCCTTTGCTACGCTGCCGTAGGGCTTGTCCAATAGGTCGGATATCTGAGACTCTATCACCCGGTGAATGACGTTCGTGGTGCTTCCTGGGTGGTCCTCCGACTGCTTTGGGTTCTGCCGGTTATGCTTGTAGTCGTCGAACTTACGCCAGAGTTGGGGCAGGTTCAACTGTTGCTTGGAATCCCATGATTCCCTGAATAGCCGTTGGACTTTAAGCGCCAAAGAACGCTCTGCTTCAGTCTGCGGCGCCTCCTGCTCTGGCTGGTCATTGCCAAGTAATTTCTTGTCCTCCACATTCACACCACCTTATGACCAGAGGGCCAGGATATCCGTCGCTGTTGTTCCGGTTGCGTTGATCCGCTTGACGCACAGCTTGTACAGCCCTACCGGCATCGCCTTGAACGTCAGCGTTGCACCCGAATGCATAACGACCGCTAAATCACCAGTTCCGCCAACGTATACAAAGCTAGTGGCTGTCGTACCTGCGCTAAACGCGATATCTACCGTGTCGCTAGGGGTAACGGCTATGCCAGCATTAGCTGAGTCTTGTACGAGTAACATGTCATCACTCCTATGATCGAATATTCATTGCGCTCCATCCTGTCGTGTCGCCTGTCGGTTCCATCCTAGCTGAGTTAACATCACGCTCTGCCTCAAGGTGCATCACGCGTGACTCCAACTCTTCCACGTACTTCCCGGCCTTCACCAGTTCTTCGTGTGCAATCGTGTAGTCGTGTCTCAGCCGCACAACGTAGTGGGCGGAATAGTAGGCAGCGCCTCCGATTAGGACCGCCACAAGGACACTCAGAAGTCCCTCAAGCATGTTCATCGCTCCTTAATGGACACAGCGAATGTCCCGTTGCCGTCATAGTCCAAGTTGGATAGCTCCCATTCGTTGGGATCTCGACCCATCGCCCTGACAATGGTCTCGCTGAACGTCTGCTCACTAACCATGGTGGTAACCACCTCTTTACCACCCGGCTCGTTTGAACCATGAGGAATCGTCATCGTCATGCACCTCCGATTTATGTCTGAATCCTTCATCCGTCAGCACGAAGTCACTCGTTATCTGTTCGATCGATCTTCCCATCGGAGTAACAATCGATTGAACCGATCCGCCCATCTGCTCCACAACTTTCGCGCAAATAGCAGCCGCCATAACCGTGTCGTCATAGGAGCCTTCCTGCGCGTTTGTGGCGCCTTTATCATCTCGTACATAGGTGAACATCTCCTCGATCATCAAACGGCTACTCACTCCTATCCTGCGCTCCCTGATAAGCGATGCGAGATGATCAACCGCTAGCCGCTTCGTCTGCTCTGAGGTGAACCATCCCAGCTCTTCGCGAGTCTCGTCTGTCGCCTTGTTCACGTTGACGCGCTTGTAAAGGTTGTAGTAGTTATCCTTAATCTTGTTGATGACCGACAGGCCGTGGTTGTTCTCCTCGATTGCGATGACTGCTTCGTGATAGTAGTTGCCTAGCTTCGCCAACTCTTGAGCAAATAGGTCAGGATCAATATGACCATGCCACAGAGCAGCAACGTCATAGTCTTCATCCATAACCACCGCAGCAGAGTAATCACCATGCGCAAGACCACGAGCAACGTCCGCGCCAATGAAATATTCTTTCGTGCGCGACGGGAGCTTCCATACTTCGAGGTATCCTCCTGGTTGCTGTACAAAAGATGGTTCAAGGTTGCCCACCATCCCTGGCTTTACTTGGCTCATATACTCCGTCAGAGCCTGTGTATCGAAGCGTGGACGACCGGATACGAGAAATGCTTCCATGTCGTCGGAAGGATACTCCTGCTTGAATAGTTCGGGATCGCCGCCGCAGTTGTTCTTGATACACCACCGGCGCCATACCAGCTTCCGATGGGTGATATCCGGGAACCGCTGCATGAGCATTCGCTCTGTCTCGTCAGGTTCGAAGCCTTCTGGGACGTCCATCTCGTAATTCGGTTCCTCAAACCACGCAAAAAACAACGGCACAAAGTCGGATTCACCCTTCTTCGCCCGCTGCCATTCGTCGTAAAAGTATCCACCTACACCATTCGCTGTGCTTTCCAGTACGACCATGGTATTCGGTGTGTTTGGCACTGCCTGCATAAGTCCAAGCATAATCGTCTTACCATCCCGCCAGAACGCCACCTCTGATGCGTGCAGGTTGTGAATGGTGGCCGACCGACCGGCGCCCAGGTTGTTGGCTGTTGCTATCTTGATCCGGCTACGCAGTCCCGGGTTACGGTTCTTCTCGTTCGGGTCCAGCGTCGGATTCTCGAACACTACCTCTTTAGCGTTGCTCGCCTTTTTCATAGGCTTAAGCCCGTCCGCCAGTTCGTCATAGAACAGCTTCGACATGTTGAACAAGTTTGTGCTGGCGTCGTCCTCATGCGCTACGATCAGGCTATTCGTGAGCTTGTTGGTGCTGGTGGCATGAAAAATGCGCCCCTCCGTGTAGGTGGACGCACCGCCTTGCCTGTACTTCAATATGATAATCCGCACCGGCTTGTTCTGAGCCTTGAGCTCCTCTATCGTGCGGTCAATCTTCATCTGCATGCTGTTAAGTGAGAAGTTAGCTAGTCGCCCGTCCTTGGTGCGGATCTTCAGGTGACGTGGGGCGTAGTAGGTGAAGTCGTATTTATACTTCCGCAGCTTCTCCACTTGTTCCGGTGTCATGTTCATATCTTTTCCAACACATTCTCGATGGTCAACGACCCCGTGATCTCTAATTTATCCTTGAACATGCCTAAATGCTTAGCCACGCTATCCAATGCGCCCTTAGCTGTATTCGGTTCGACTTCCTTGCAGTTCTTGATTATGTCCATATACTGCTGGATGACCCATTCCTGCGTCACTTGAGTCTTTTCCTGGATCTTTTCCTGCCTGTTTTCGATTGCCTCTTTTACCATAACATTTGATAACAGTCGGCTTCCTTGCTCTTGTGCAGTATTTTCGCTATATCCTGCCCTAATCGCTGCCTGCGTGGCGTTGAGGTCAATCAGATACTCCTCAACGAACCGCTGCTGTTTAGCCGTCAACGCCATCCTTTCACCTCCAGTTATCATTTATCTCTCAATATGCTTTTCGTGATTGACCAAAATTCTATTCTGAATGGATTCAGATGTGTCATGAACTCGTACTCTTTATCTAGCATCCATGGAATTAGTTCGATCATGAATATCACAGGGTACAAAACAGCTAGTAAGATAGCGGACAAAATGACGAATGGTACCCTGACCACCTTCCTAAATGCCATCCTCTCACCTCCCCGTAATCACCCTAACCGCATAGTAGGCGATGATCACCGTACATATTGCGATGTAGAGTAGTAATAGTTTTGTGATGCGGTCCATGCTATTGCCACGTTAGCGTGACGGTCTCGCGCTTCCGTGATACCCTCGGCCTTCTGCAGTATGTGCACCTCTTAGCCTGCGGCACCATGTCCTCATACGCTCCACATTTGATGCAGCGTTTGTTGATGGTTCTCATGCCCATCACCCCTATAATCAAACCGGAATAGGGCGGTAGTTAGCCGCCCACGAACTTTATTTGAACATCAGTTCCTGTACTTTGGCTAATGTCGTGTTGATTTCCGAATGACAGTCATGACCCGATTGATGCAGTTGCAAAAGGATTCCGAGGTATTCCTTGTAACGGTACTCGTCCTCGCTTCTTTTGCGTTCTGCCTCGTCTACGGGTGTCAGATAGTTCTCCAAGCCCAATTTCGGGTAATCAATCGGCATAAGTTTGCGCGGTTCAGCAGCCAAATCGATGTGAACGCGCGGGACATAAGTCAGCGCTTCCGCTACGGCATAGCTTCCATCGGGATTCTTCTGTTGTGTCGTGACCTGTACAATACAACCGTCCTCGACGTTGCATACCTTCGTGGACTTCATGAATCCTTGTGCCTGTGAAGATGCCTTACAGAGTAAGGCGAAGCTGTCCGTATTACCGTATACAACCAAATCCTGAATGTTCGCCTTCGCTCCACGCTCTTCCGAAATTGCCAAGTCACGTTCTTCCATTCCTCATCATCCTCATCGCTTATTTGAGATGCGCTTTATGCGCTTGTCTCCATAACAAAAAGAACCGGGGCCGCTCGCGGTCATGCGCCGCGAATCCCGATTCCTTGTTTGATTATAAAGCGCGTCCATGCTGCTATCATGACGGTTAGTGGTCGGGTTAGCTCCCATCGTTGAGAGGGGTTTTGCCCGTGAGTGTTATTAACCACGTTCTGCTCAACCGTGCGCGTTTATGTGATGCGAGGCCCTCGAATGCGAAGTCCCCGCTTGTCACCTGGCGCCGAGATGATGGAGTTTGAACCACCGACCGCAACGTAGAGTGTCTTTCTTAGCACTCCTCATGCGCCGCAGACTTTCCCAGTTCTCAGCATGTCACCAAGCGAAGCCGCCGCGAGTGGGGGCATGCGGCCGCGCCTGGGGGTACAGGGCGGGTACAGAGAGAGTCATCGGCTCCCTCCATCACATCGCCCCATGTTACTATCATACACCTTCGTTTGATGCATTTGTGTGCAAAAATGATGCAATTCGGTTCGTTGGTTCTCCTTCAAACATGTGCTCGAACGGTGTAATCTCCGCCTCGTGCTCTAGTGGCTCCAATGCGATCCCGAGTTGCTTCAGCGCTTCTTTGTGCCGACGCGTGATCGTGGTCCGGTCACAATTGAGGATGCTCGCGATCTGCCCCATCGTCAGTTTGTTCCGCTCTAGATACTTTTTCATGATGACCGTCCGCTGCTCGTCCGACAACACTTCGTCTACGGCTCCCTTGACTGTCTCCACGATCCGGCTATAGCGTGTGGCGTCCCACCTGTTGGGGCTCGTCTTACGCTCATTGTAGAGGGTAGGGGCCCCATCTAAGAACCCCTCGACCTCTCCCACCTTCGCCGCGTATCGGTATGATCGGAAATTGGTCAGGATATCGGATACTTGGTCGTTGTTCATGCGATCACCGCCCTTTATGCCGCGCTTTGGTTTCCGAACACCTGCGACGCGATCTCGCTTACTTGCTTCTTCAGCGCGTCGAACTCTTCGCGCGTAACCTCAGCCACCGTTCCACCCTCGCTTGGCTGTCCTTCACCCACTGGTGATCCATCGCCGCTCTCGCCTTGAAACTGACCTTCGGTGGCAAGTGGCGGTGCTTCTACGCTAGGCGCCACCACATCAACCGGTCCAGCCACGTCCGTTTCGGTTTCGATGTTCTTGGCGCTGTTCTCTTCCCGAAATCGGGCCAGCTCGTCCTCGTTCAGCACCACATACTGCGCGATGTACAGCGGATTGAATTCGAACCACTCGTCCGTGTCGGCGTATTGTGCTGTCGATTTCACGTTGTTGATCTCTTGTACGTTGTAAATCCGGCGTTTCGCTGCTTGCCGTTCTGCTTCCTTGCGGCGATTGTCTGCGTCGATCCGCGCCTTTACAGCCCGTGCAGCAGCTTCCACATCATCAGTCGAGTCGATATTGATGACCTTGACCGCGTTGACGGCGCCTTGTGCCAGTTGGACACGCAGGTCATCCAGTTCACCATTCTTTTGCTGGATGATCGTGTCCTGCTCTCTGACGCGTTGAGCGAGATGGTCACGTTCTGCCGAAACCTGCTCAAGGTCCATATGCTGCTTGGCATTGGTGTCCTGCAGATCCTCTGCGTTTTTGTTAAGTACGTCGATAACGGCGTCTTTCTCTGCTAGCTTGGATTCGTACTCAGTCCGCAGCGCCGTGATATCCGAAAGCCACTTGACCGACTTCACCGTTAGTTGCTCTCCCAGCGCTTCCAGACCTTTTCGTATGATCTTGGCGGAGTTCTCGTCTGCCGTCAGTTGCTCAAGCGTGAATACCGTATCCCCTACTTTGAACGTGTCCGTGCTTGCTGCGATGACCTGGGCTACTTCCTCGGCCTTCTGGATCTTCTCCAGCTCATCGCGCTTCAGGCGAAGGTCCTCTTCGTGCGCTGCAATCTCGCCTTTGATTTCCAGCGCTTGGTCAGCGTCTACCGCATTAGACGCGTCGTCCTGCAGCTTCTTGATGTCGTTCTCAAGCTCCGCAATTTGCGTTTGCAACCGTTCCATGGTTTGTTACCCCCAATAGTTTGATGATTCGCAATATTATGATTTTTCGTTACATAGCACAAACTGTTGATGAATTCTAGACTTATTATACCATATCTTGTCATGGTATGATAGATTATTTATGCATTACGATGCAGGAAACGGAGGCATTGGATTGTCACTCTTCGACTTCGTCTCCCGCCGATTCTGCTTCTTCTTGTTGTTCCGCATCTTCGGGATATTCTCGATCCTTGTCACTTTGCCTACCATGCTTGTTCACCTCCTTCTCGTAGATGTTGCCGACTACCTCATCCTTCCCTTGCTCTGAAAAGTAGTCGCTTGGCTCATCGTGGGAACTGTAGTAATAGCCTTGAAGTATGAACTTGTACCGGTCCCATACAACGGTGAATCTTCCTAAGTGGGTTTCGAGGATATCCCCCTCATATATTTCCTTCCCGTTCTTGTCTACTAGGCCTGTCCATTGCATGATCTCGATGTTCTGCCCCTGCGATTTCCACGTCAGGCATTCACCCGGGCGGTCCTCGTAGATCATCTGTGGTGGAGCAATCCACTCGCCGTACTTCTTCTTCACTGCCCTAAGTCCGTGACTCCACGCCCTAAACTTGTATCGCATATCCATCCCCCATAGTGTTGTGGCCTCGTATACGCCTCGTAGGCGCGCTCTAGCGTCTCCGTAGTATAAATTACTGTTCGAACATTACCGCGCCTTATGCGGCCTTCTAGAGGCCAGAGAGTAGTAGTCCTTTTCCTTGTCGAATTGGCTCAGAATGTAATCGACGCTGATAACCTTGATACCCTGCTCCTTGGCTTCCTGCGCTTTGGCTTGAAGTTCGGATAGAGGATTCACCTTTTTACCTCCTTGGTGACCACCAGTTGGCGTCTAGCTGCTCGGTACAACGCCTCCTCAGGTTCCGTCATTGTGACCCCGCGTATCCAAATCCCATACTCGTCCATCGTGACTGATGATATGGCCCATATGATGTCTCCGCTGTCTAGTTCTTGGCCTACAGACATTGATCCAATCGATCCTAGCGATACGCGTTCTGTGAAAGACCCTCTCACGCCTTAACCTCCTTGATCTCGATCCCATATTTGCTCTCGAACATTTTTTTCTTATTCCGGTAAGCTTCAGTCCGCACACCCTTGACGTCTATCACCTCGTGGGAGCCGTCTAGATGCGTTACAACGAAGTCAGCCACATAGACTATGCCTTGCACCTTCCGGCCCGTTGTAGGGTGCTTGTAAGGGTCCAGGATGGTATATCGTACTTGGCATTCGAAACTGGCGATGTCCTTTGCCCTGAGTCGCAGCTTTAATTGCTCGTAGTAGCGGTACTCTGCCCGGCTGTCGAAACGTCTGCCGTCTGCGATTACGTGACGCGCTCCGTACTTACTTGTTCTCGTCTTGATTCGTAGCATTTAGCGCCTCCCCCTCTTCAACGGGCTTGCAGTATTCGATAGCATATCTACTGTCAGCATCACATACCGCCTTATTGTTTTTGAACAGCGTCGGGATTCCTTCCCAGTGTCTAAGCCTTAGAATGTCTCCGACCTTTGCAGAAGTTTCCCACCCACTGGGAATATCTTTGATGACCTCATACCTCCGCATACCCCTCTCGCCTCCTCTACGCCTGTTTCTATCGCCTCTATCATCAACTTGGTATAATCCGGCCCGCTGAATCTATCGCCTGTCTATGCGTCTGCTAGAGGCCATTTTGCAAGTGAGCTGATGACTGCGCTGTTTGCCTTCTCTGTTGTCAGCTCTCCCCTGTTGGGGATCGGGCGACCGTGTTTGCGGGCTATGTTGATTTGGTGTCTCACTTTTACACCTCATTTTTGTGATGTTCGAATATCGATGATCGGTTTTCCCGACAGATAGATATCGTTTCGTACTGCTTCGATCGCTCGGATGATTGCCGGTTTTCGCTTCATGCCTGGATAGTTAAAGTGCTTGTTGCCATAGATTTCTAAAGTCAAGATCACGCGCATTCACCTTCTCACCTCTCCGTCGGCTTTCTCATAATCTCTCGCTTTAGTCGATGTGGTACGAATCGATCTGGCGCCGGTGTTCATTCTCAGCTTCCCATTCGCGTTCTGCGCGGCCTCTGCGGATGAATTCGTCAAAGTCGCGGTCCGCTAGGTCAAAGTCATCGTCTGCAAACGGTAATTTCATCGCTTTCTACGCCTCCTGTCTTTCCCTAGCATCTCGATTAAGATCGACTTCCCCACGATACGGCTACCGATCTTCCCGCCGTTCTCCGGCAGCTTGGTTTCGATCCGACCGGTTGCGAAGTTGCTCGTCATGATCGTTATTTTGTCCTCGTTGTAACGGGAGTCTAGGATGCTGAACAGTTTCCCTTCCGACCAGTCCGTATAGTTTGCGGTGAATAAGTCGTCGATCATGAGAATAGGGATTGTATAGTACCGCCTTAGTACGTCTTGCTCGTTCTCGTCCGAGTTTCGCTGATAGGTAGATTTGATCTCTCCGAACAGCGTCTCTTCCGTTACGTAGATCGATGGGATATTGCGATGCGCCAAGGCGTTAGCGATGCATTGCATGAGGTACGTTTTGCCGGTACCGTATGCGCTCTTGCTTTGTGCCGACGCCTTAGCCGAATCGCCGTAGATATAGATCCATGTTCCCTCTTTGCGGTGGTCGTCGATGTTTCGGATGAAGTCGGCAGCCTCTTCGAATGCCTTCCGGTTGTCCTCGTCAATCTCAGCACTTCGGAACGTCCTGGACTTCATCGACTCGGTGAACCCTGAATTAGCCCGGTACTTTTCGGCCTGTTGGTCATAATGGCATTTGCAGGTACGGACGACCGCTCTTTCGTACTTCATTGGCTTGCCTTTGTGCTGATAGGTCTCGTCCTCATATGTTTCGAATATGATCGTCGTTCCAAGATCCTTGCAGGCCGGACACCTGTAGGCCACCGCTTGCGAGGTCGTCGTCTCTTGTCGCCTTTGCGATATCCTCCGCTGTATATCCTTTAGCGCGTCGCCCATACTTTGCATTGCTATCACCTCGATTCATGGCAACGATGAGTTTGTCCCAGTTCTTGCGAAGGCTTTCTGCCGACAGGATGACTCCAGACCAGAATTGGTCTTTGGATACCCATTCGATCAATCTCGCGATTTGGATCGGCTCTCGCTTATCGATCTCTATGAGCTTCCTCATATCGTTCGCCCAGTTTTGAAGGTTAGGCTTCTTGAGGTCAGGTGAATTTACTAGGATCTGTTCATAGAGATAATTAGCAGAGCGAAAAGGAATCGAATCGATGTCGTAAACTTGTTTGCGACGATTGGTTTTAGGTTCTTTATTTTCCTTATTGTCATTATTAACATTATTGTTTGTATGCTTTTGAAATGCTTCCGTGGTGCTTCGGTGGTGCATTGGTGGTGCTTTTGGTTCCTCGCCACCTTGGTAAATGTCATAGTTTATAACGGTTAGATAGGTTTTTTTGGTGGTGCTTTTATAGGACAACATTTGGTCGCGTTCGAGACAATCTAAGAACCGCTTAACTTTCTTGTTTGACCATCCCCAATGCTTTTCCATGTCGCCCATGGACCATATCGTCGATCCTCTTGGCACCACCTCGACCGTACCGTTATGCGTCGTTTTTCCCTCTGCGTGGTTAACCCTCATCAGGATATCTAGCCACGCTTCGTATCGGCTAAATACTCGGTCTTCCTCGTATAGCCAATGCTTTTGGATATCACGGTGAAGACTGATGTAACCAGGCACGCTATCAACCTCCGAATCTAGTTAGTGCATCTCCTCAACCATCACAGCGATTACCGCCGCACATATCACGATGTAGGCTACGTATAGCCAGTTCATGGGCTTAGTCATGCTCATTCTCCGGCCTCGGCTGCTCTGTATTCACTCCGATCCCTCCCCTATCAGCGACATGACTCCTTTGGCCTTCGAGAGGATGCTATTGAACTCTCTGGCCTGCTCTTCAATCGTCTTCGTGCCCGGATCTATTCCAATCAGTCGTGAGAACTCGTCAACCTCATCTTTCATGCGGAGCAGCAGATTGTACTTCTCGTCATTTAGCAACGTTAGCCGCTTGTTCTCATCCGCCAACGCCACAATCGCATCCCTCATCGACTTGGGGGATATGGCCTCTCCGTCTCTAGCCATCTGGATGATACGGGCTAGGTTAGTCATTGGCGGGCTCCTGGAGGGTAGAGAGGCAGACCCTAGCAGCCCGTCGTGACTCTTGGTCCTGGCTATAGTCGCGAACGCTGTTAAGACACTCCCGCATAGCCTTGTTGTCAGCGCGGAGACGGACATAGGCGTTAAGTTGCTGTTCTCTATCGGCAAAGATATCATCCACCCTATCTTGAAGCCGCTCTATCTCCGCATCCTTGGCATCCAGTTGGGAGAGGAGATAGCGAATGGTTCCGGGTTCCGGGGTGTCAGTCATCCGTCTCTTCCTCCTCTGTGCTACGCTTGATACTTACATCTGGGTAGTATCCGATCGTCCCAGCCGGGTCCCCCTCTGTGCTATTGATGCCGGGGCGGCAGGCGTTGTCAGCGAGCATCATGACGATATTAGCAACGTCAGACGCATCCCGGGCAATGCCGTCGAGCTCGCCCGGTCTGTCATAGCGTGGATAGTGCTGCCGCAGTTCCTCGATCTCTTCTTCGAGCTTTCCCCACAAGTAAGCGTCCGAGCATGCGCCCCATCCACCCTTGTGATCGTTCCGCCGAAGCGTCTGCTCCATTTGCTCGGCGAACCACTGGACCGGCTCTCGGATGCCGCTAGGCTGTGTGGTAGGGCATGCGGATAGGGCTTGGCGCGCCCGTTCTCCGTCATCGTCAACTACGCTCGCCCAAGGTGCACTAAAAAAATCTTCGTCATCTGCATTCCATTCGTAATTCTCTTTGTTCGCATACCATTCCAGCGCCTCCCGGTATACGTCTGCCTGTCTCTCTGCGGGTGGGGCGGATTCGTATTTACCGCTGCGGATAGCATCCATCCAAGATTTCACTTCTGCGGCGTTTGCTCCCTGATAAAGCTTGATATAAGCGGTAAGGGTGTCGCCCATATCCTTCAGCAACGCCTGCTTATCGACCGTATTGGTCATGTCTCTTCCTCCCTTGTTCCTCGATATTCAGTCGGAATTCAAAATTAGGACGGAGTGACCATTTTCTTTTTCATCCGTACAGCGTGTGCAAATTTTCAGTTCGCGCTTTTGTTCAAAACTGTACGCAGCCCCGAACAGCCTCCTATACTTTTGCCCTGTCAGGATAGCGCCTCGGCAGTTATCGCACCAATGCCATTTACGAGCGGTATGGAATTTATCGCTGATAACCACCGAACTCATTCAACCACCTCATGTTCTTCCGTATTCATTCTGATGCTGTTAAGGTTGGCCACAACGAATACCCTGTCTCTTCTGTGAAAGGCTCCGACAGCTGCAGATGGAATAACAAACGATTGCCAGGTGTAGCCGTGACGCTCCAAGTCAGCAAGCACGCCATCGAGGCCCAATGTGATGTTTCCAGCAACATTTTCGCGCAATACCCAGCGGGGTCTGATGGTTTCCAGTAAGCGGTCAACCTCTGGCCAGAGGAAACGGTCATCATCCTCGCCTTTACGCTCCCCGGATTGACTGTAAGGCTGGCAAGGGTCTCCTGAGAGAATAATGTCAATTGGCCCGATTCCATCCGCGTCTAACCTCTCTTTCGTTAAAGTGCATACGTCGTCGTATATGGGAACGTGCGGCCAGTGTTTACGCAATACTTTCTGCGGGAATGGCTCTCGCTCGCAAAATGCTACCGTCTCTATTCCGGCCCATTCACAGGCCAGGTCGATTCCGCCTATACCGCTAAATAGACTTAGTGCTTTCATAGTCACCGCCTATCCGATCTCTGAATGCTGCTAGACCCTGTACGGCCTCCGCTTCGCTATGCTTATTCGGTCGAGTCGGAGGCCTGTGGCCAAAACTTAAAGTCCGTAATTCTCGCCGAAATCTCCAAGATACTCCTGGACAAATTCTTCTAATTGCTCAAGAAAGTCATGGTCTTCGTGCATTTGTTCCGCTACAGAATAAGCAACATCCGCATCCATACCGATATTTCCAAGGATAAATTTAATGGATTCTCTCATAGCAAGTCTTGGATTCATTTTTCCATTCTCCTTAAGCGCCATCAGCGCTGATTAATTTGTGGAATGCTGCTAGCCATTCTCTCCCTGGCTTTCCGCTCTCGTCGGCAAATTTGTGGCAAGAGGCGCACAAATGAGCCAGATCCCGAACGGTAGTCTTATGTTCAAGTTGTGGACGTCTGGTGAGGTGCGCCCTCTGTGTTGCACGCTGCCGGTGACACCGTTCGCAAACGTGGCCGGAGCGCTCGTATAATTCTTCTGTGACACTTGCGGATATTTCACCTTTCTTGCGCTGGGTCATCTTGCCTCGGCGGTTGTTGCGGAGTTGGTAGGCTTTGGTGTACATCATGCGGACTCCTGAATACGGAGGATGGATTGGAGGGCGCTCAGGGATGCTTTGAGTGCGGCGCAAGCTTCTGTAGCTGCCTTGAACTTCACTTCCGTTGCATCCCGCTGGAACAGGAGATCCGATACGTTACCGCGTGCTATATCGGGGATCAGCGTCGCACTCATTCCCTCAGACTTTAGCGTCAGGATTTCCTGCGACAATCTCATCCGGTACACTCGCTCTGCCTCCGCCTTCTCAGCGCCGAGTTTAAACATCGCGTCTGCGGCCTTCTGGAGGCGCGTGGAGACGGTTCGTATCTCATCTGATAGTTGGATATGGTCCATGGTCTAGCGCCTCCTGTAGGTCAAAATGGAAGGTCGTCATCATCGATTGGCGGTGGAGTAGAGTGGCGCCCTTCCGTCTGGTTCTGCGATCCTTGCTGTTTAGGCTCCAGGAACTCGATGCGATCAACGAGGACTTCGCTAACCCAAACCTTGCGGCCCTCATTGTTGTCGTAACTCCGTACCTGCAGCCGTCCTTCTACAGCGAACCGGTGACCTTTCTTGATATAGTTCGCGCATGTTTCTGCCGTCTGCTTGAAGGCTACGAGGTTGATGAAGTCCGCTTCTTTCTCCTTGCCCTGCGATACTTGACGATCTACCGCGATAACGCCGTTAGCGATTCCCGTCCCGGTCCCGGTGTAGCGCAGCTCCCAATCCTTTGCCGCTCGTCCGATCAGCACTATGCGATTCATCTAGGCACTCTCCTTGGTTCGTTCAAGTAGTTTTTTTGCAAGCAGTTCATTCATCTGCTCATTGGTCACACCGTTGTTCTTCTGCTTCATGTGCCAATCGTTGAAACCATCCAGGCTGCCGGCGAGCGTCTGCCATTTTGCTTGCAATGCAGGGAGTTTCTTCGCATCCTCCGCCGCTCTTTTGGACTTCTCCAACTCATGCTGTTCGTCTAGCGATGCGCTCGATACTTTGTCTGGATCATCGCCGGTCGGTATTGCAAACGTCCGGAGTAGAAGGTATTTGTACGAATACGTCATCGCTTTGCCGACACCCTTATCCTGGCTGTCCGCGCCGGTTCCGCTGGATGCCAGCAGTTCAAATTGTCCGGTCTCGATGTCAACGATCTTGTATTGCGTATCAACGATGCTCAGATATCCCTTAAGGATATTCTCCTTGTCCCGCAGCTCGTTTCTGCAGTGTGTCTGTGCGACCGGGAGGATGACTAATCCATGCGTGATAAGGGACTCTCTGACGATTTGCGTAACTTTTTCCTCCGACATCGCTTTATATGATCCGCTCGAGCCGGTTGAAACTTTGTCATCCTTCTGCAGGTACTGGATGTCCTTCATGACAGCGCTGATCTTCTGGTAAAGATTCCGCGTCTCGCTCATCCTCGTTCACCTCGTATGTGATAGTCACTTTAACGGGCTTGTACATCGCAACGTCTGGCGGCTTGTAGAAGCCGTTGATGAATGTCTCGTAGTCTGCTATGGTGTAGAACCTAGCCGCCGCAGAAACGGAGCTGGCAGGCTCATAGCGCACGTTGACGGGCACTCCATCGATCCGCATGATGATGAAGGCTTGTTTGACTTCCCTTACCATGGGATCTCGTCTATACTGGGATTGAGAAGGCTTTGTTTGGTCTCCGTTGGCGCGGAGGCTTTTTCTTTTTGGTACAGGACCGGGTATAGCTCTATGAACACCTCCAACTCCCGGCCTGTCATCCCGCGCATTTCTGCCCATGTGGCGGCGAGGTCATCCATTGGATTCACCGCCCTTAGAGTCTCGCAGCGCCTTGTATTCCTTCGTGAGATCTCTCACTATCATGCGGAGGGTTGAGCGCAATGCTTTCCCTTCTTTGGCGTAAGCATTCATCTTTGCGAGTTGTTCATCCGTTAGCATCTCGTTTTCTCCTCACTTCCCTGGCGTATTGTTTGGCGTAAACCCACCTTAGCGGAATGTTGTTGGTCAGACGTGCTAGGCGTAGGTAGACGTTATTGCTCATGCCTACTCCTGTAATATGCCGACTTCCATGCTTCAACTTCGTTTCTCAACTGTTCATTTTCTGCTTGGATATCCTGATTTAATTGGTCAATTATGAGGTCCTTGTTATCTTCAAAAATGTGCTGCCGGAAACGTTTTCCCGCACTTCCATACATCGAATCTGCACCGAAAGTGCCCGCGATATAATCCATTGCTCTGTAATAAACATTGCTGTCCAAATCGGATTCAGCATGTGGGAGGTATTCACCAACAACGTCATCCAATATGTTCTTTGCGATCTGGTGGAATGATTCGGTGAATCTCTTGAAAATATCTTCATGTGTCAATCCCGGTTTAAGTTGATGCATGCTTACGCCTCCTGCCGGACTACCGGCCTCATGAGCTGTAGCGTTCTGTTGCGCTTGACTACTTTCCCGGAGCACTCTACGCAGAGCTTGGTGGTTAGGCTGTACACGGTTGTTTTATGGCGGCACTCTTTCATGTGATCCTGTACACCTCCTTAAAAATCAATTAGACTTCTTCTTCCATTTTCTGCTGCTACAGACGCTTCATGAATGTCATCGTAAAATCCAAAGTAGTAAACTTTTCCGCTCTTTTTGATAGCGGCTTGCCAGCGTGATCTTGTATTGTTCCAATAGACATTTCTGAGTCCGCTTTTGCTATGTCTTGTAACTCCTTTTCTGTTTAATTGATTCTCTGAATTTGAAACTATTCGAAGATTGACAGACCGCCTATTATCCAACCCGTTGTGGTTAATGTGATCGATCATAAACCCTGTAGGTTGATTCATTAGGAACCTATGCATTGAAATTGTTGACTTAATCTTTCCTTTGAAAATACATCCGCGAGCATAACATCCATTGTTTTTTAAATCGCAATGCGCATGCCACGTTCCTTTGTATGTGTTTAATAATTCAATGTCAGCGGAATCAACCAATGCTTCCATTACGGTTCCGTCTTTTCGCTTCAAAAAAATTACAGCAACATCGCCATGAATTTCGTATTTGTTTTTCACAACATCACCTCAAGTATTGCGATAAATTTCTTCTGCCTCTTCCTCTGTACGCTCGTCCATCATGTCAACCATCATGCTTTCCAAGGTGTGTATATCATGGATGCTCCAATCTAGCTTTTTAGCCGCCAGAATCATGTATCCAATTGCCGCTGCGTTCGTCATGCTGCATCATCCTCCTTGTTGCCGGATCGATACCATTCCAGGTCAGCCATTAGGCTGTCATACTCGCTGCTAGCGCCCGTCAGATGGGCGTCAATCGCCTCCATGATCTCGTTCAGGGCGTTGGTCCCCTTCATCTTCTGCGCCTCGTATAAACGCGTCAGGAGCTTCTCAAGGTTCATGCTGCGTCACCGCCTCTCGGGATCGGGTTACGTACCTTCTGGCTGCGTACCGTGCGGGGATTGCGGTTATTCATCGTCTTCTTCCTCCTCCCAGAGATCCATGCGTTTGAGCAGTTCCATTTCCTCGATCGTGCGATAACGACGGTACTGATTGTTGATAGGCCTGTCCTGCGGGTCCGGTAAGCCTTGGGCGAAGCGATCAAAGTGGCTCGACATTGGTCTATTCCTCCTTCAGCAACTTCATGGGGTCAGTCGTGCTCACTATCTTGTCCTTGAAGTCGCCGTGTTTGTAGAGGCCCAGTAATGGCATGGCTTGTCCTCCTTTTTTTCACCTCTATCTTGGCAAGGATTTTGTAGATGTTCTTTTGAGCGGATTTGTTAAGCTGATCAAGGCTCGTGACCTGATTAGGCTTGTCCATGCTCGTCCTCCCGTTCGTTAAGCTCCTTTCTTCTCATTCTCTCGTTTTGCCTTTCTTTTAGCTCCGTTTGCGATAATCTTGTTGACGGTGTCCTGTACGTCTTGGGGAAATTCTTTCAAGCTTTTTGGAGTGTACATGTGTTACGCTCCCTTCTCTTGTTCAACCTCTTTGAGGAGACGATTGATGATGTACTCTTGGCCTTTAACAGTTACTTTCGGTGTCTGATAATCACGCGTGCCGTCCGGATGGGAATATACGCCTTTCTTGATTTCAAATAAGCCCATTTCCATCGCGCGTTGTGTCGGTTCGTTTCGATGTTGGAGGAACATGCCCCATTCACGGAGACGTCGGAACAGACGACGTTCGCCGATCATCACTCCTTGTTTGCTGGCAAGCTTGGCAACTTCACGCACCAATATGCTGCGGTCGCTGGTCATGCATGTTTCGGCAAAATTGACTTTGGGCCGATCGGTCTCGATGATTCTGGCTAGCTGAGCATTTTCGGCTGTTACTCGCTCGTTCTCTTCTACTTTGTCAGCCAGTAGCCGGAGTGCTTCGCCGAAGGATTGAGGCAAATGTTGCTGAATGCTGTAACTTCCAGTCTTGCGGATTGATGGAATTACTTCTGAGGTGATCCACTTGCGGAAGGCTTTGGCTTCGGGCTTGCGACTTTCGAGGATTACATCGTAAAGGCCGTCTTCGTTGATGACGCTCGTCATTTGTGTTCTGCCAAGCGAGTCGGGGATGACCTCATTTGAAATGACCCCATCGTCCAGCCTCGTTTTTACTTGACTCGGGTTACCGATCTCAAGCACCTCGCAAACATCCTTGAGAACGAACCACGGTTCACCGTCCTTGCTGACTACACGAACTTCGTTTCCGTTGAAATTGAACAATTGATTCACAATAATTCACCTCCGGGTTAATTAAAGGAATTTATCACGCTGCGTCGAATCTAATATTTTTGTGATCATGCTGACGTCTTACTCTCTACGTGTAACTTTTGTTCAAAAAAAACCTTGTCCTCCTGGAGTTCGCTTACTTCAACTCCAAGAATATCAGCAACAATAACGGCATCTTCGAAACTAAGCCGGTTTCTTCCCATCTCGATATTCGCGTATCCACTCGGATGCTTGAAACCCAATCTCTTAGAGATGTACGTTTGGCTGATGCCTTTTTGCAGCCGCAATTGTCGCAATTTAGAAAGCATATTCTCACCTCGATTACTCGTAATGTGTAACTCATATTTGAAGAATATCATACACGTGAAGTGTAAGTCAACACTTCTTGTGTAACTAAATATATTTTACGTGTAACAGTGGTAAAATAGTACCGTGCCAATCTGGAGGTGATTTGCGAGTGTCTGTATTAGGAGATCGATTAAAGTTAGAACGAGAAAAACGTGGATGGACAAAAAAGTATGTATCAGAAAAACTGGGATTTAAGCGTGTCAGCACATATGCGAATTATGAGTATGGTATACGAGATCCAGACACAGACATGCTTGTAAAAATGGCTCAACTGTACGAGACATCGATTGATTATCTAAAAGGAATTTCAAATGCAAGGGAAAACAGAGATGCCATTGACGAATTGAACCAAGACATAGACATAAAAAATGTTAATGACATCATCCAGAAGTACACATTGAAAATTGACGGACGAGTCATGACGGAGGAAGAAGCTAGGGGTTTTTTGGCTTTTGTGAGGGCGAATCGCTCAATAGATTGAGCCATTTCTCGTACAATCCATAACGTATCAGAAACTCAATCACTTCAACCTCTTTCTTCATTTTATTCATGTCTCCACCGTCCTGTTTTGTCATTGTTCTTATTTTATACGAACGAACGTTCGCATAACAAGACCTATTTTACCATATTGGCAAAAGGAGCTGCATCGATGCGGGTTACCCCCGGTCGTTGCCTGCTTCGTCAACTGCTAAAAGATAAAGGGGTTTCCCAGTCATGGCTAGCTGATCAGACCGGATTAACCGAACAGAAAATATCCAACTATATTACCGGTCATGCCAAGATGGGATATTCGACAGCAGTATCGATCGCGCTTACCTTGGGTGTTCATGCAGAAGACCTGTACGAACATATCAAGGAGCATTGACGACAGGCTAGGAGGGAATTTCACCTCCCGACCTGGAGTAGACTAACCGAAATCGATTAGTCTGAAGCGCATCAATTGTCGATAATGTAAGTATATAGATGATTAAAAAATATTAATGTCGATCTATGTCGAAATAATCTTACAGTTTAGGGGGGTCAAACTGTACTTGACATGCTATTTTATGCGGCCTCTCGGGGAAACGGTAATTATTGACAAATCGACAAATTGAATTATGAGCACGTTTAGGTCCCTCTTTTTAACCTTTACCCTCCTCCGATTAATCAAGTGCGACCTATCTATAAACTCGAATCCGTGAGGTCGTAGCCCCCTTCCTAGATCCGATAGTGTCAATAACGGAGTAAATGAACCATAAGAGGTATGGTATACAGGGGATAAATCCGCATTTTTCTTAAACCTGACCAGATTTACATAATTAACATCACTCAACCGGTAATACTCGATTTCTTTTGTATCGATGTTGAGTCCGATCATCTGCAATTCCATCAACCGCCTATCTTGGTGTTACCCTTTATCGTACTAAAGCGGTTTTGGAGATTCTACATGAAAAATATGGATACCTAAGAATTCTTATGATATTTTTAAACAAATAAGTTTTTAGAATCGATGCGATGGGAGATCTTTTGTCTAATGAAGAAGATGATACTAGTTCTGTTGACAGCGGCATTTTTGGTGCTGATTTCCGGGTGCGGAAAAAGTGACTTCGATAAATACATGGATCAAGGAAAAGAGCAACTGCGTCTTGAGGAATTTGATGAGGCGTTAAAGAGTTTTGACAACGCCTTGATTGAAGAACCTACGAATAAAGATGCAAAAGCACTTTATGATCGTGCTAAAAAATCGTTTGACGACTTTAATGAGAAAAAGAATATTGAAGAAACAAATAAACAAATGCATTTAGAAATTGATCAATATTATAAGAATAGAGTAGATATTTACAACAAGATAAAAGAACACTTAGATCCACTTGACGCAAAAAACTTTTCTATTGGTGTATTCAAACGAATGGAACTTCAACAGGTATTTGAGGGATTATCGAATAGGATGGATGCAATCAATATTGATGCAACTACAACATCTCCTGTAGAATCAATCAAAGCCGAACTTGATGGAAAGTTAACGAATTCTATTTCAAATGTTTTGGCTGCTTTAAGCAGATCGGAGAGTCAACCAGAAAGCAAATATAACGGAGTCTATCTCAAATTTGCTAATGACAGTTTGGTTGAATGGAATAATGAAGTTCAAAAATACAAAAATATGGCCCCTTAACCGGGGGCTTTTCTTTTGCCCGTATCAAGAACGTAAAATGTAGTTATCGCGGTGCCGATCGACTCACCGTTTTTGTGACAGGAAAAGGCCTTGAGCCCTTTATTAGCAAGGATTTGCGGGTGGCGACCGACATTTCTCATTCCTCCTGAAACTGAGGTCTGTATAATACCTCTGTTCGTCTCTTGGGGGTTTTCTTATGCCCACTAAACCGCGTAGAATGGAAGTGAGGTGATATCATGCGGGTAGCCTGTTACTTACGAGTCAGTACACTAGATCAGGTTCAGGGATATTCTTTAGACATGCAGCGTGAACGCCTAGAAGCCTATTGTAAGGCTCAGGGATGGGTGGACTACACATTCTATATGGATGATGGCGAAAGCGCTACAAACCTCGATAGACCAGGTATGAGAAGGCTTATTCGACATATCGAGGAAAAGAAGCTTGATGTCGCGATCGTCCTGAAACTGGATCGCCTATCTCGGAAGCAGAAAGACGTTCTTTATCTATTGGAGGATGTATTCGAAAAGCATGGCGTATCTTTTGTTTCGGCTACTGAGCCATTCAATACCAGTACACCATTAGGGAAGGCCATGATCGGTGTCCTGGCGGTGTTCGCGCAGCTCGAACGCGATATGATTGTGGAACGTACGGTAGGCGGAAAATTGCAACGAATACGCGGCGGCAAGTGGCATGGAGGGCATGCGCCATTCGGATACCAGTGGCACGAATCCGGCGACTTCTTGGAGATGGTACCCGATGAAGCAGATACGGTAATAGAGATATTCAGACGATTTATAGATGGTGATTCTTATAGCGAGCTTTCTAGATGGGCACAGGAAAAACACCCTTCACATACATTCGAGGCAAGCATTATTAAAAGAATCATCAGCAGACCGGCCTATGCAGGGAAAATGTTATATTCCGGAACGATGTATGAAAGCACTACGGAGCCAATCGTCGATGCAAAGACATGGGAAGACTCACGAAGAGAGTTAAAGCGCAGAAATGACGGTCTCCCTCCGCGTGGAGATTACTTGCTAACGGGCCTATGCCGATGTAGTCTATGCGGTTCATCCGTGGTACACGAAACTAAGCAGCACAAGAATAAAAAGACCGGCAAGGTATATTACAAAGACTATATATGTTGTAAGGCACAAAAGTTCAAGCCGTATAGCTGCACCATGGGTTATCATCGGCGTATAGAGGTTGAAGATTATATCGTCCATAAGATTAAAACAATATCATCCGATGACAACGACGTACAAAATCAATTAGGAACTAAAAGCGACAACAATGAGGAAATTATACACGCTCTCAAATCGCGAATAAAGGCAGCGGATTCAGGACTAGAAAACCTAATGGAAGCAATCCAGATTGGAGCTGTCAAAGCATCTTCCGTTGCGAAACGGATAAAGGATTTAGAAGAGGAAAAAGAAGCTGCTGAAAAGAGTCTAGAAGAGATTAAAGATAGTTCACCAGCAAACAATGAATCAGTTGACGTATCATTCATTCGAGAAATTGGAGACGTATGGGATGAACTGACAGAAGAAGAACAGAAGATCATTCTTCGAAAAATCGTATTGTATGTGAAAATCAATCCCAGGGGAACAGAACCAGAAATTACATGGAATTTGTCCACATAA